GGACTATCTATAATAGTTTTAGCAGCTATGTATTTTTGTGTTCTATCACAAGGATAAGTACCCATAAGTTGATAAAATGGAATGTTATTATATTCTGGTAATTTCATTATTTGTTGCAAAGAATAGAATAACCGTATTGATCTTCCTGTATGATGTGATATATCATCATACCCAAAATAATCATAAATTTTATTATATAACATCTCTAGTTTATTTGTACATTCCTTTCTATTTCTTTCTTTATTGCCCGCCTGAAAAAAGGCCTTGAGGTTTGAACTCCCGAAACATTTCCATTTATCGTCATCGTAAAAATCTAATCTCTGAAATTGTGACCACATCACAACAACTAAACCAAGATTTTTCTCTGTCACTAATGTATCTAGTGTTCTACTATAAATATACTCATTCCCAGAACCACACTGTCCTAGATTAATACACTCCATATTAAATTTTTCAGCAAGGAGTTTAGGCCATACAGGAAATGGATATACATCTTCTGTATAACTACAACCTACTGCTAACAGTTTCTTTACCATAGCGGATATATCTTTCCCTTATTATAATCTTCTTTTTTTCTACAAAAAATTCTACAAAATAATAATCGTATTCTTAACCATAATCGTTTCATCTCATCTCCCATAAAACTTTGTTGTTCCTAGAATTCTATATTTATTTGTAAACAAATACCAAGCACAATTATCCTTGCCTGTCATATTACCAAACCACTTAATTCGTCCTACACTAACAATCTTGGAACATCTCTTTATATATTCTGCTGACTGTTTGGTGTGGGCCCAGTCTGCGTCAAACAGCAACCACGTTGGCCTAAGTAAAGAAAAGTGATCAATCATGGGATGAAGCAAAGTCCTATCCCAAGGTGGATTCGTGATGATGTATTCGGATTTTAGAACCTCAAAGTTTCCAATCTCACTATAATCTTTTTTTACAATCCCATCCAGCTGTGGTTCAATGTCACTTGCCCACATACATATACCATTATAATGTTCTAAATGTCCTACCAATGCTCCATTTCCAGCACATGGTTCTACAAATGTAAAATGTTTCGGTAGATGTTCTATTAGAGGTTCTACCGCAACAAATGGTGTGCTGTAGAAGTCTCTTGGTTTTCTTTCAAAATTACTTCGCTTACCCATTATCTCTCAACAATATGACTAAAATTCCTCTCTTTATTAAATCGGATTGTGCTTTTAAACTTGTCAGCCAAAACGTCCTGCTTATGGCTAATTACAAATACATTCTCATTACCCAGCGTATTCAGAATTTTAAGAAATTCATCTGTTCCTGTAGCATCAAGCGAACTGTCAAAAATCTCATCAAGTACTAATAGATTTGTATTGGTGCTGTTCTTCATCTTCGCCACGGCTCGCCATGTAAAGAGTAATGCCAGATCAATTCGCATTTTCTCACCCTCACTAAATGATGCGTAAGTAAATTCATCTCTGTATCGTGATTTGATGGTTTCGTTAAAGTTTTCATCCAGCGTAAAATTCACATAAAACTCCATAGAAGTCAAATAGGTATTGATCAACTTATTCATGATAGGAAGATATTGCTTGATAATCTTGGTTTTAATTCCACTATCCATTAGCATGTCTCTTACTGCCTCTGAATATATCTTATCTTCTTTCAGTTTTGATTTTTGTTCCAGCGCAGCTAACAGCGATTTGTTTAATTTCTTCAGTTTCTCATGATCACTTTTATGAACCTCGCCGATATTTAATTGATCAATTTCTGCCTGGAGCGTAGCATTGAATTTTTCTAGTTGAATAAGGGAACTGTTCTCTTTAGCAATATGAAATTCATTGTCTCTGATCTTATCTGAAATATCCGTTATTTCTTTTTGTCTCTGAGATACTTTGAGCAATTCTTCTTTGAGTTCTTCTATTCCAGAGTTAACCTTGTCTGATTCCTTTTTCTTCTTATCAATCATTGTGAATTTGAATACTTCATCAATATGTTGCTGGCATGTTGGGCAATCTTCATTGTTCTCAAAGAAATCAACAAACCGATTATGCGTTCTATGTTTCTCTTTTAATTGAGATTGTATGTCTTTTAACTTGTTATACTTGATATTGACTCTCTTATCATCCTTAATCTGAAGCAGAAGTTCCTTATTATTATTTGAGTAAATATCAATATCGGACTTCTTCTTGAATATTTCTTCCTCATTACCTGTAATAAGAATAGTTTTTTCCTTTATCAACTTATCCTTATTCTGTTTCATTTCAAAGATATATTTCTCTTGGAGTTGAATCTTTTCTTCGGTTAGGTTAATATTATACTCGAGCTCCCTTAGGCTGACTATGATGTCTTTGATTTTCTGCCGAACCAGAATATTCATGATGGAGAAAATCTGAATGTCAAGAATTTCTTCCACCACTTCTCTACGATGTCGAGCGCTGAGCTGCATGAATGGAACGAAAGTGGATGCTCCGAGAATAACAACCTGTGTGAAACTTTGGTAGTTTAGCTTAAGAATCTGTTGCTCAAGATATCGTTGATAATCTCTTATATTAGCATCTTGATTATACATTTTGCCATTGATATAAATCTCAAAGATATTTGGCTTGATTCCCCTAATCACTTTAATCTTCTTGGAGCCTATTTCAAACTCAACCTCAACAACGCAGCTACCGTTGTTTATGGAATTTACAAGCAGGGGTTTATTAATATGTCGGAATGGCTTACCGAATAACCCAAAACACAAGGCATCAAGAATAGTTGATTTGCCAGAACCATTCTCACCAACAATTAAAGTCGTTGGGTTTCTGTCTAGTTGAATTTCTATGAAGTTGTTGCCGGTACTTAGTAGATTCTTCCATCTCACATATTTGAAGTTAATCAAAAATCTAAATCCTGAGCTTCATTATATAGCATTTTCATGGTGTTCTTGAGTCGTCCTTTGTCTAGCATAAGAGGTAGCTCATCAATATATCTATCAAGGAGAGTTATAGTATCTTCTGTATTCTTCACAATATCATCGGATACATTACTAGCATCTAGATCAGAGAAATCTTCAATTATCTTAACATCAAACGCATCAGCTTTGAACAGATTATCAACAAACATGTCAAACTGATATAAATCCTTTTTATTTACTACGATTAATTTAACATACTTATCTTTATACTGTTCAAAATCATAAGCAGTACTAGTTTGACTATAATCATTAGTTATATCATCATAATAAATCTTTTTGAATATTGAATAGGGATTCACAATTCTTTCAAGCTCTCTTGTTGCTGTATCAAAAATATGAAATCCTCTTGGATCATTCCAATCATTCCAAGTAATTTCATATGGTGTGCCAAGATAGAATATTTGTCCATCATCTGATTTGTGATGAAAATGCCCACTGAAAACCGTATCAAATCTACTAAACAATTCTTTTTTAAAATCTCCATCAATGCTAGAAAATCCCTTATACATTTCAAATCCAGTGATTTCTAGATGTCCCATAAGAATCTGCGCTGAAGATGTCTTCAGTGCTTCCATAGATTCGTCATAGTTCCCCGAATTGATCCAAGGAATAAATTGAATAGGAACACCATCAAATACCACTACTGTTGGTCTGTCATAAACAGTAACATTATCATAACTGTCTAGGATTAAATTTAAAGTATTTACTTCGCTGGTGTTTTTGAAATAAGTTGTGTGATTACCTACAAGAGTGTGTAGATTGATATTGTATTCTTTCAACTTATCAAACCACATCTGCTTGGTTTTTTTCAGAATATTTAGATTGACATACTTCCTTCTGTCAAAAGTATCTCCTAGATCAACAACATTTGTGATGTTGTTTTTTAATATATAAGGAAACCAGATTTCTGTATAGAATTTTTCAAAATAATCAGAGAAAAGTAAACTGTCATTTCTAGCGCCAAAATGTTGATCAGTTATAAGAGCTAACTTCATTCTTTATCCATAAATTCTTCTAACCCATTCTTCTTTTTAGATGAAACTTTCTTTGGTTTATATACATCTTCATCAGGCAATAGAAGGTCTGGATTAAATCCTCTTACAAAATAAGTTGTCTTGTCACCCTCCATTGTGGTATAACTTTCGTAAACTTTATTTTCAATCATCTTGTTTCTTATATGAGTTTGCTTCTTTTCTTTTTGAATCCGACGTACAAACGCATAGTAAATTATTTGCGTAAAATAAGCAAACGGGTTACTTGATTTTTCTGAATTAAAATTTGATACATATTGCAAGCAATTTTCAATACCATCAGAAATCATATCATCTCTATATGTGTAATTAATAAAATTAGGTCTATACGCCAGATGGGTTGCAATTTTTAAAAAACATTCACCAATATAATTTGTTACTGGCAGCTGCGACTTTCCTTCTTTCTCAGCAATCAGACATTTCTCTTTCCAATCAATCATCTCCTGTAAGAACAATTTATTATCAACATAGTGTGGTTTCTTTGCCTTAACCATTAATACTCCTCTTTATAACCATAATATAATAATTATACACTAATTTATAGAAAATGTCAAGTTCCAAAAAAAATTAAAAAGAGACTTGACAAATCATAAAAAATGGTATATATTAACTATGTTGAGTTTTTAATGAATAAATTTACTTGGTTCAGGTAAATTATCAAATAATTCATCATAAGTTTCTTCATTATCAATATTGTCTAAATTTATAGAATTATCATTACGCATTTGAGTTAAAACATATTCATAATATTTTATCAAGCCAGGAGAAGCATCTGATATTAAAAGAATATCTTTTAAAGAAAGTTGAAAAGATACAGCTTCTGACATTGGATGTATCCATTGAGATAGGCCTATAGAAATACCTTGAGCGCCTGTTAAAATTCTGGACATCATCTGCATTTTTAAAGGATGTAGAACTTTTATTTGTTTTCCTGAAATATCATTATTTTCAACCATGCAAACAATATCTTCACCATTATTCAACTTTATAAATTTATAAGGAGTAGATTCTTCTGTGGTCATTTTAATGATATCCTTTTGATTTCATAATTGAATTGTTCCTCATTGTATATGTTAATTCTATTTATAAAATGTCTTAATGTATAATTTTGTCTTTCTTTGTATGATATATCATCAGCAAGATCATATATTAAAATAGAATTTTTAGTTGTAGAACGACGCAATCCTCTTCCAATGCTTTGCAATACCCGAATTTTGGACTTACTTGGACTTGCGAGCACGATGTTATTAATATTCCTAATATTAATACCTTGACTGAAAGTGCCATAACTTGCAATAGTGATTGAATTTTTTTCTTTATCAACAATTGCTCGTATATTTTCTCTATCTTCTGTGGAAGTTCCACCATAAACAAAAAATATAGGTAGATTTTCATTCTCTTTATCCTTTATTTTATCATATAATATTTGGCCATGTTTCTCTACTAGTTGAAATAAACACAAGGTATTACCATTAAGATGTAACATCAAATTAATAATAAAATTATTTCTTTCGTCATTACCTACAATATATTTTAATTCTTCATCATATGACATTTTCTCTCTTATTGGAGGATGCTTTAGAACTATACATTTTATCTTCAAATTGGCCAGGGTTTTTCTGTCTATTAATTCTTTCGTTGATACTATCTTTTTTGCGGCGCCAAATAACCCCTCCAAGATTAAGTGATGGGTTTGTATTGAATCTAATGTTCCTGTAAGGCCAAATCTATATTTACATTGATGTAATTTTGTCATAATACTAGTAAGAGATTTGGCCTTAAACATATGAGCCTCATCACCCACAACGCAACCAAATTGTTCAAAGTA